AGAAAAAATAAATAATATAAAAAACCATAAAAAATTTTATAAATCAAATAAGTTCATGGCAGAGAATCTAATTTCTATTGGAGGAGGTGCAATGAACATACTAAAAAAAAGTAATGAATATGCTAGAGTCGGTGGATCCACTCAAGACAAAATTAATTATCTCAATTCATACTATTCACGATCCGATCAGGCATTCTCAACGCACAAGACGGCGTCTGATTATGCACGACTATTATTCCCAGGGCGACGAGTGCAGGCGTATTCATCACTCAAAAGCCATGATACATTGAAGATTAACAAGGATGCATCACCGGGATTACCATTTACCAAGTTTGGATTCACAACAAAGGGTGAATCATATAGGTTCTTGTTCAAATTGTCATCGGCAATGTGGGCATCACTTGGTAGAGGTGATCAAACTGTGCATCCCGAACCATTAGATATGATTGAATCATGGCAGGCAGCATCGCGACCGAAATTGACAAGATTAACGAAGGCGGCTGTCAAGGCGAGGAATGCTAATCCTGTTGGAAGGGTGATATCCATGTGTGGCGGAATGGAGCAATTCATTTCGTATCCTGTGTGGCGGCCACTGATGGATAAGATTGTGTCACTTAACAAGACATATCCACATCCTATCGCGTTGGGGATACACAAACATGGCGAGGCGTGGCGATCATTAGGTAAATTGATGGAGAATAGTAGTATGGTATATTGTGGTGACTGGTCTGTATTTGATCAGTCAGTATCAAGGGACTTGATTGAATTCGCTCTGGATATTATTGGAGAAGCATTGGACATCTTCGATCATTATACAGAACGTTATTGGTTATATATCAAGCCATACCTGCGACGTAACCTCATTGATAAGAGATACAGGATCGGTGAGCATATAACGATCGACGTTAAGAATGGCATCCCAAGTGGATCAGTGTGGACCTCGTTATTAGACTCAGTTATTAACTATGTGGTTATTAATGAGACTTTGATACGTATGGGGATTAAGACTGCAATGATCTTCACATATGGTGATGACCACATGGTTGGGATTCGTGGGGAGACGATGTCAATCCGTAAGAATTTCAAGAGGAGATTCGGTCGTATAGCACTACGTGCATTTGGTCTCGTCCAATCATCTGACGACTGTTATGTCACGACTGGACGCGAAGTGAGGGTTGGATACGTCCGACCACAGTATAAGCCTGGCGAGTATTTAGCAAAGGGTACGAGGCATCTCATACCCGAATGTTATGAATACTCAGCCACGCCATTCACTACGTACGACCACAAGATGGGCACGACTCACCGATGGAACTATGATTTTAAACGCCGACCAAAGTTCCTGTCGTTTTATTGGGATAAAGATCTGAACCCAATCCGATCCGTCATGGAGAACTTGACGCGGTTGGTGCACCCAGAACACAATGTACGGAATCCATTGGAGCATGAGATACTTCTCAGAGCACATGCATTGGATAATGTATATAATGATCATAACTTGAACTGGATGTATCACTGTTTATACGACACACAATTCCAAAAATCGAACTTTGATTGGAAAACGAATGACTTCTATAAGGGTTATTCATTAATACGTGATGCTGAATATAGGGCGAGAATCAGATTACCCTGCATTCCGGGTCAACGTGCATGGTATCGCAGGATGCCAATGTACGTCGATCTTAAGTCAGCAGAATGTATGCATTCATTCAACAAACGATTTGAGGACCTGATGCGTGATGGTTTTAGGATGATAATGTCGTCGGAGGGCGGCGAGCAGTTCCATGAGAAACGTGGTGCACTGCAAGCTTACCTAGCGGCGGGCATGATGGGTGAAGATTTTGAAGGATATGTCAAGAAACGACGTATTAGGTACATAACAGACTTTAGTGCGTTGATCCGTGGGCAGGACCCAGAATATGATTGGAATGAGATAACAAGGAAAGAAAATATGTTTAATGAATACTTAGTTGAATTGACCGGTAGATCCGGTTGGGCCGG